ACTTAAAAGATATTTACCCCGTTGAATATGTTTGTAATCTGACTGCAACATATTTGATGGGGTTTTTTTATGAAAAAAGAAACGTATTATTTTAGTCACGACTACACAGCAAGGTCAGATGAAAAAATCAAGAATTTAATTTATGATTTTGGTTATCAAGGTTACGGAATTTACTGGGCATTGATTGAAGAATTGTATCAAAATGCGAACGCATTGCAAACGAATTACAAACGCATTGCATTTGATATGCGAGTTGAAGAAAAAACCATTGAAAGTATTGTACAAAATTATGGTTTATTCATCGTAGAAAATGAATACTTTGGTTCATTATCAGTTCAAAGACGTTTAGATATGCGTAATGAAAAGAGTAATAAAGCAAGGGAATCTGCACAAAAACGATGGACAAAAGATGCGAACGCATTACCAACGAATTGCGATGGCAATGCTATAAATGAAAGTAAAGTAAAAGAAAGTAAAAGAAAGGTATTTATTAAACCAACTATTGAAGAAATAAAACAAGAATTTACAAATTTTAATGCTGAACACTTTTTTAACTATTACGAAAGTAACGGATGGATGGTAGGTAGAAATAAAATGAAGGATTGGAAAGCAACAGTAAAAAATTGGATGGCAAAAGATTACAATAAACAAACAGAAGTTATTACAATAAAACCTAAATTAGCAACATTAAACGATGAATAAGACGGATTACATATTAGGATGCTTTATTATGGATAAAAGAACACACGTCTTTTTACCAAAAACAAATAAGAAGTGGTTTTATGGTTGGCACGAAGAACTGGTAGCATTTATGCAAGTTTCATATTTAAATAATACGCCAATTGATTTAATATCACTTGCACGACAATTTAAAGGCAAAGCGTATGAGTTAACACAATTTACAAATAGTTACGCATATTCAAGCGATTTAAAGCATTATCTTTTTGAATTGGAGATAGAGTATAAGAAAAACACTTTGATTTCAAATTTGAGCGAATTAAACATGAATAACACGTTAGATGTTATATTAAAAGATTTAGACAAGTTAACACAACAAGCACAAATAAGTATTTCAAGTGAACCATTACCAATGTCAAAAGTGACTGCAAAGGTAATTGATTATCTTGAAGAACAAATGAAACGTGGAAATAAACTAATGGGCTTGTCAACTGGTTGGCAATATTTAGATAAATATATTGGTGGTTGGAATATTGGGAACTTGGTAATTATTGCTGGAAGACCTGGTTCGGGGAAAACTGCAATGGCTTTATCATTAACAATTAGTACTGCAAATTATGGAAAAGTATTATTTATGTCACTTGAAATGAGTAGCGAAGAACTTGCAAAGCGTTATATTTCATTTTTTGCAAATATTGAAAACTATAAAATTCGTGGTGGTAATTTAAAACAAAATGAGCATGAACATATTTCAGAATCTTTGTATAAACTTGAAAGTGATTTTTTTGTAGACGATGACGCAAAATCTACGTTAAACGATATTAAAGCGAAAGCACAACTACACAAAGCGAATCACGGATTAAACGTTTTAATCATTGACTACTTGCAATTGGTTAAAGGAACTAAACAAAATCGTGAACAAGAAATAAGCGAGATTTCAAGAGGATTGAAAATACTTGCAAAAGAATTAAAAATTACGGTTATATGTTTAGCACAATTAAATAGAAATAGCGAACAAAGATCAGACAAACGACCAATGTTATCGGACTTGCGTGAAAGTGGTGCAATTGAACAAGATGCAGATTTAGTGATGTTTCCTTTTAGACCACAATACTATTCACAAGAACAAAGTGAGGTTGAAACTGATGCAGAATTAATAATCGCAAAAAACAGACATGGAAGCACTTGTACTATTCCAGTATCATTTGAAGGTAAATTCACACGTTATAAAGAAATATTATGATAGACTATTATGTTTCATATCTAAAAGAACGTAGACAAGTACGTAATTTAGAAAACAAAATTGATTTGATAGAAAGAAACTATCAAAAAGAAATAGAACGCTTAAAACAAATGATAATAAACCCAATAAACAAAATGAACAAAAACGAAGATTTGGTATATATTTTGCAACGTGTATGTGATGTTACTGGAATAATGCCACATGATGTTTTCGCAAACACAAGAAAGCGTGAAATTGTAATTGCCCGTCAATTATTTTGCTATGTTGCAATGACTCATTATACATACAAATGGGTAGCAATTGGAAAGTTTTTGAATCGTGACCATAGTACGGTGATTCATTCTGTAAAAACTTATTCAGATTACATTCAAATGGGGTATAAACAAGAGGTCAAATTCTATGAGCACACTAAAACTGCGTTATCAATTGGTAATGGAGAAAAATAAATATCAAGAAGTTTGGTGTTTAAATTCAGATGAAGAAGTTGAGTACTATAAAAAAAAGTTAGAAAAAAAGAAATATAAATTTGTAGAATTAAAAAAAATTTAGTAATATTTGCACATCAAAGATAAAATACTAATAGAAGTTGCAACGTCTGATTGGCTTTACAAAGCGTGTAAAACGGTATCGCCCAATCACTTTGACGATTTAGCACAGCATATTTTATTAGTACTTTGTGAAATGAGTGAAGAAAAAATACTAAAAATATACAATGAAGGATATTTAAAACTATTTTGCATAAAAGTTATGTGGAAGCAAAGCACATCACCACGACAACAATTTTTTAAACAAGTACAAAGTTGTGGTTTATTTGATGTAGATAGTTTTGAAATAGAATTTATAGATACCTTAGAAGAAAAAATAGAACAAGAAGAACAACTACAACGCATAGAAAAAATAGTAGGTCAAAATAGATGGTATGAAAGAGAAATATTTCGGTTATGGTCTTCTGGAGAATCTGCACGGTCAATCCATAGACAAACTAAAATATCTTTGCGTGAGGTTTTAAACGTAATAAAAACAATAAAAAGACAGATAAATGAGCAACAATAAACAAAGTAGTGTGGAGTGGTTGATTATCCAACTGCAAAAATCAAAGGATTGGCATCGTGTACTGAATGAAGTTAGCCAAATGAGTAGTGCGATGGTTGATATAATCAAACAAGCCAAAGCAATGCACAAGTATGAGATTGAAGATGCTTATGATAATGGATGGCATCATAATAATGAAGATAAATACAATCCAATCAAATACTACAACGAAACATTCGGATATGAAAGCAATTAACACAATTTTAAAAATAGGCATTATCTTTTGCATTGGTTTTGCATTAGGTAGATTGATAAATTCAAAAGTTTTGATAAATCAACGAAACACAATTATAACTTTAAAACGACAACTAACAAATGAATATACTAATAGATATTATCGGAATAACGTGCTTAGGTTTGATACTTTCGACTGTGATAGCACCACAACTGAAACTAAAAACTAAACCTTTTAATTGTGAAAGTTGCACATCATTTTGGCTTGGACTTGGATATTTTTCTACACTTGGAATATATGCCATTATACCAGCGTCAATATGTTATGTGTTAGCGTATAAAATATATAGATTATGACAAACGAACAAATAAATTACATTCTATCAGTTGAGAAATATTTAACTGGTTTTAGAAAAACTATGGTAATGAGAATGCCAAGTGAAGATGAAGTCAAAGTACGACAAATACACGTTGATGTTTTTGGACACTCTATTCCAATGTGTGGCAGTTGCTTTGTAGACTCTTTGACATCTTTAATTATCAAAGCCCGTTATGAGCAAGAAAGTAAAATTCCAACACTTGACGAAGTCATTGATAATAGTTTGGTATTGGCACAACTTGCAGATGATGAACAAAAACCAAGAAGAAAAAGAAAGTGAAAAAGCACACACAAATTTACATGAAGTTTTTTGGCTATCACCTTTCTGATTGGTTGCCTTGCGAAATCTGTGGTAACCAGGCAGTAGATTTGCACCACATCGAAGCACGTGGAATGGGTGGAAGTAATACAAAAGACAACATTGAAAATTTGATGGCGTTGTGCAGAGGTCACCACGTCAAATTCGGAGATAAGAAACAATACAAAGAGATGTTAAAAGAGGTACATTTAAACTTTATGAAAAACAATGGCAAATAGTTTTGGTGGTACTTGGAGTGATGAAAAATGCTTTGAATGGGAATTACTCAATAATATCTCATTAGAAAATCAATCATTCGTGAACTTATACAATAGCACAGCACGTGAAATCTGCAAACTAATTGAGTTTGACACATTCGCTGATATTGGTGGTGGTGTAGGTGCTTATTCACTTGCCATGAAGAACTTGAATAAACAAGTATTTTACTATGATTTGAACAAACACCATTTCAACTATGCACGAAAACACAATGTCGCACACTATTACCATCAAACAGATATCACACAAAACAAAATTAAACACGATTTAGTCGCTTGTATTGAAGTAATGGAACATATAACAGATGACAAGTTGAATGATTTATTAACAAATGTAGATTGCAAATATTTTCACTTTAGTAGTACACCACATTTAACAGATTTTGACGAAGAATGGGGACACATAAACGTGAAACAAGAGCATCAATGGATAGCGTTATTTGAACAACACAACTTTAAACTTTTAACAAAATTGAACTTACCCACATCGTGGAGTTTATTATTTGAAAAAATATAGAAATAAATTAGAAAGTATGGCAAACGAAAAGAACTTAATACCAGCAAAAAAAGGAGAGGTCAGAAATCCACACGGCAGACCTAAAAAGATTATAACACAATTAAAGGACATCGGTTATTCAAAAGACGATATCAATCAAACTTACATGAATATGTGTGGAATGACACGTCAAGAACTTGAAGCAATAGACAAAGATAAAACTGGTCAATATACAATTGCTGAACAGATTATCGCTGGTGCATTGGTAAAAGCCCACGACAAAAATAGTCTATTCAATATTGAAACTTTGGTAACACGTGTACACGGCAAACCAAAGGAAACGGTAGACAACAACATTAAAACAGAAGAACCAATAACAATAACATTGAACTTAAAACAATAAAAACAAAATATATGGAAACAACAATTAAACACGAATTATTAGCATCAATGATGTTAAAAGTAATTGACGAAAACAAAAAAGTACAAGAAAGTGTTGAATCAGAAGAATGGAAATTGGGTTATCACGAGGCTTGTGATATGGTACTTGAATTTTTAGATGTATTAAACAAACAACAATGACAGAAACAATTTATCTCGGGAATGGATGGGAAAATGAGTACGGAACAAACGTAACCATTAACATCGAAAAACTAAACCAAGCAATTGCAAGTGGCAAACTTGAAGTAAACAAATACGGTGACGTAAAATTACGAGTTGGCAAATTGAAATCTCAAAATGAGAAATCAAAAGCCACGCATTATGTTGCAGTACCAAAACCAAAATCAGATTTGCCATTCTAATGGAATCACTCAAAAGGATGATAAATGCTTACATTGATTTATCACCTCAAATGAAATATCAAATTATTAAAGACATAGAATTTATGAAAGTTTCGTGGAGATTAACAGCAGAACAAAGACCAAGTGACGATAGACCAGTTTTAACAAGCGACAATTTAGTGGCATATTTTGACGATGACATTTGGTATGACTATCAAACCGATATCGTTATAAAAACGCCATTATATTGGATGCATATACCTTTGTTACCAAACGAATGAGAATATTAGTTTTAATGGATAGTGCAAGTGGGGTAAGTTTTCACAGATTATTTACTCCATACGCACGTCTACAAGCGACACACGATGTCATTGTAGAAGTAAGCCAAACGCCTAACACTTGGGTAAATATCGACTTTAAAAAGTACGATGTAGTTGTGTTTAATAGATGGCTATCGGTTGCACAATATAACATATTTGAGATTCTAAACAAGTTAGATATTCCGTTCATTTGTGACGTTGACGATTATTGGGTAGTTCCAAAATCAAACCCAGCATATCAGATGTACAAGAAGATGATTAAAAATGCTTGTAAAGATGCTATTCATAACGCAACACATATAACAACGTCTACTACTATTCTTGAATCAAAGATACACGAACTAAACACAAATACTACAGTATTACCAAACGCACTTGATTTAAGTCAAAACCAATGGAATGAAGCAAAACGAGTAAACGAAAAACTTACAATCGGTTGGGTTGGTGGTATTACTCACCTTGAAGATTTAAAACAAGTAGGTGAAAGCGTTAAAGAATTTTGTGAGCAAAAAGACGCTATCTTTTATATGGCTGGTTATCATCCTGAACATCGAGAATGGCAATTATGTGAAAAGGCAATAACTGGCAAATCTATAGACCAACGCCCTGAATGGTTTAAAACTATTAGAGGAACTACGCCAACAGATTACGGAAGTGCATATTCTTTATTTGATTTTTGTATTGCACCGTTGCAACAAACAAATTTCAATCAGTACAAATCTGAATTAAAAATTGTTGAAGCAGCAGCATACAAACTACCTATAATAGTATCAGATGTCAACCCATATTCATTACACCATAAAAACAAGGGCGTTTTATTTGCTTCAAACGAAAACGAATGGTTTAATATGCTTTGTTCTATATCTGAATTAAACGGGCAATTAAACTTTGATTATTGCAACGAATATCACAACTTGGATATCATTAACCAAAAAAGATTTGAATTGCTTAAATCACTATGCAAATAGTTTATAATCGTCCTTTTGTTACTAACTATCAACGTGAAATTTTAGACGCTGAAGAACGTTACACAATAACGGCAGCAGCAACAAAATGTGGTAAAACTGCATCTCACATTATTTGGATTTTTGAACAAGCGTTAAAGTTAAAAGAAAATCAAAGTGTGTGGTGGGTTGCACCAGTTTACCAACAAGCCGAGATAGCATTCAGAAGAATGAAAACGCAAGTAACTGAAAAGGACTTTTTTATTTCAAACGAAAGTAAACTAACATTGACGCTTCCAAATGGTGCAAGAATAGAATTTAAGTCGGGTGAAAAATCGGACAACTTGTATGGTGACGATGTGTACGCTGCAGTAATTGATGAGGCAAGTCGTATGCGTGAAGAAAGTTGGTTTGCTTTGCGTTCAACTTTAACGGCAACAAAAGGAAAATGCAAATTGATTGGAAACGTAAAAGGGAAAAAGAATTGGTTTTATAAACTTGGTGAACGTGCGAGAGTAGGCGAAAAAGACTACAAGTTTTTTAAAATTACAGCATACGACGCTGCAAAAGAAGGTATTATTGAACTTGACGAGATTGAACAAGCCAAAAGAGATTTACCTGAACACGTTTTTAATGAGTTATATCTTGCAGAACCTGGTGACGATAAATCAAATCCATTCGGAATAGACAATATTCGTAGATGTTATGCACCAATTTCTGATAAAACACCAATTGCATTCGGAATAGATTTAGCAAAATATACTGACTGGACGGTGATTACTGGTTTAGATAGTGAAAATCGTGTATGTTATTTAGATAGATTTCAAAACGATTGGCAACAAACAATGACGAAGATTCAAAATTTAGTAGGTAGAACACCAGCATACGTTGATAGTACGGGAATAGGTGACCCGATTGTAGAAAACTTGCAACGTATTTTGCCAAACATTCACGGCTTTAAATTTACATCACAAAGCAAACAACAACTTATTGAAGGATTGATATACGAAGTTCAACACACACAAATATTTTTCCCTGAAAATCCTATCGGGTATGAAATGGAAAACTTTGAGTATGAATATACCCGTACTGGGGTAAAATATACAGCACCACAAGGGTTACACGATGACTGCGTAATGTCGTTGGCATTGGCAATAGATTGTAAAAAACATAATAAAAAAGGAGTATTCGCATTCGCATGATAACAATAAAAGACATACAAGAACTAAAAGAGATTGAGCATTTTCCAACACTTGAAAAAGCCATTCACACGATTTGTATCTTAGATAAAAAAGAAATTGATGATGTAGAACAAATGAAGGTAAAAGATTTGTTTAAACGCTTCAATGAGTTAACTGATAAATTGCAATTCAAAGATGAAATTAAATTAAAATTTAAAGTCAAAGGTCGAAGATTCAGAATGATACCAAATGCAACACATATGCAAGGTCAACACTTTATCGCATTGCAACAATACGATATGAAAGATGTTGTGATAAATCTTCACGAAATTATGGCGTTGCTATCTGAAGAAGTGGACATTTTTGGTAAACCTAAAAAAATTAAACACATTGGACAACACTTTG